ATGAAATCCACCTCCGAAGCCGCCTTTGAAGCTGCCATCGAAGTCGTTCTGCTGGCCAATGGCTACGCTCGCGTTGACGGAAAAGGTTTCGACCGCGAGCGTGCGATCTTCCCCGATGAGATTCTCGCCTTCATCCGAGCCACCCAGGGCAAGGTATGGGAAAAACTAGAGGCCTTGCACGGTGAGCAGACGGGGACTCGGGTGGTGGAGTCGCTGGTCAAGTGGCTGGATAGCCATGGTGCGCTGGCAACCCTGCGCCACGGCTTCAAGTGCTTTGGCAAGACGCTGCGCATCGCCTTCTTTCGTCCGGCGCACGGCTTGAACCCGGAGCTGGAGGCGCGCTACCAGGACAACCGGCTGGGGTTGATCCGGCAGCTGCACTTCAGTCCGAAGAGTGAAAAGTCGCTGGACGTGGTGCTGTCGGTCAACGGCATTCCTCTGGTTACGTTGGAGCTGAAGAACCCCTTGAGCGGGCAGACGGCCGCCAACGCCATTCATCAGTACCGTCATGATCGCGACCCGCGAGAGCCGATCTTCGTTTTCAGCAAACGCACCCTGGTGCACTTTGCAGTGGACACCGAAGAGGCGCACATGGCAACCCGGCTGGCGGGGACTTCCACCTACTTCCTGCCTTTCAACCGAGGGTTTGAGGGCGGCGCGGGCAATCCGCCCGATCCGGATGGACGCAACTACAAGACCGCTTACCTTTGGGAAGAGGTACTGCAGCGTGACAGCCTGCTCGACCTGCTCGCCCGCTTTTTGCACCTGAGCGTGGAAGAAAAGACCACGGACGAAGGCAAGAAGGTGCGCAAGGAAAGCCTGATCTTTCCGCGTCACCACCAATTGCAGGCGGTGCGCACCATGGTGGAGACGGCGGCCCGCGAGGGTGTCGGGCATAACTATCTGGTCGAGCATTCGGCAGGCAGCGGCAAGAGCAATACCATTGCCTGGCTGGCACATCGCCTCTCCAGTCTGCACAACCAGCAGGATGAGCGGCTGTTCGATAGCGTGGTAGTTATCACCGACCGGGTGGTGCTGGATCGCCAGTTGCAGAACACCATCTACCAGTTTGATCACCGGCAAGGTGTGGTGCAGAAAATCGATGAGGATTCGCGCCAACTGGCCGAGGCGCTTGAAGCTGGCGTACCCATCATCATCACGACCCTGCAGAAGTTTCCGTTCGTCTCGGCACAGTTGGCCAGGCTGAATGAGGAACGCAGTGAGGCGAGCCGGAGCCATCTGCCCACGCGCAAGTACGCAGTCATTATTGACGAGGCGCACAGCTCGCAATCGGGCGAAACGGCCACTGAGCTCAAAGGCGTGTTGGGTGGCGCGCAACTGCGCGACAAGGCGCTGGAAATGGCTATGGAAGAGGGTGAGGCGGATCTCGAACGCCTGTTCCGTTCGATGGCCAAACGTGGCCAGCAGCCCAACATGAGCTTTTTCGCCTTCACTGCTACGCCCAAGCACAAGACCTTGGCGATCTTTGGCCGCAGCGGTGAACCCTTCCACCGCTACACGATGCGGCAGGCGATTGAGGAGGGCTTTATCGAGGACGTGCTGAAGAGCTACGTCACCTACAAGACCTATTACAAGCTGATCAAGAAGGCAGAAGAAGACCCCAGCGTTGAGCGCAAGAAAGCGGCCAAGGCACTCGCCCGTTTCATGCGCCTACACCCGCACAACATCGGCCAGAAAACCGAAGTGATGGTGGAGCACTTTCAGCACTTCACTCGCCACAAGATCGGAGGCCATGCTAAGGCCATGGTTGTGACGGGCTCACGGCTGGAAGCCGTGCGCTACAAACAGGAGTTCGACCGCTACATCCAGGAGAAGGGCTACTCCATCAAGAGCCTGGTGGCATTTTCGGGCAGTGTGGAAGACGACAAGATCCCGGAAAAGCAGTACACCGAAGTCGAAATGAACGATGGGCTGAAGGAAAAGGATCTGCCCGAGACCTTTACCAAGCCCGATTTCCGTGTGCTGCTGGTCGCCGAGAAGTATCAGACCGGCTTCGATCAGCCGCTGTTGCACACCATGTACGTGGACAAGCGCCTTGCGGGCATTCAGGCGGTGCAGACGTTATCGCGGCTGAACCGTACTCATCCGCTCAAGGATGATACCTTCGTCCTCGATTTCGTGAATGATTCTCGCGAAATCCAAGAGGCCTTCCGCCAGTACTACGAAGGCTCGGTGATGGGGGAAGAGGTTGACCCCGACAAGCTGTACGAGGTGAAAGCTGAACTCGATGCCTCCGGCATCTACCTGCAAACCGACGTGTCTGAGTTCAGCCGTGTCTTCTTTGCCCCGAAGCGCCGGCAAAGCCCTGCCGACCATAAAACCATGAACGCGATTCTTGACCGGGCGGTTGCGCGTTTTACGCAGATGCAGGGTTCCGAGGAAGAGGAAGCAGAGCTCTGGCGCGGCAAGCTGCAAGCCTTCCGCAATCTGTATAGCTTCCTGAGTCAAGTGATTCCGTATCAGGACAGTGACCTGGAAAAACTCTTCACCTACCTGCGACACCTCGCATTGAAGCTGCCCAAGCGCAAGAGCGGGCCGGGCTATCAGTTCGACGAGGAGGTCGAACTCGACTACTACAGGCTGCAAAAGATCAGCGAAGGCTCGATCAGTCTCAGTGAGGGCTATACCAAACCACTGGATGGCCCGCGCGAAGTGGGGTCCGGCATGGTGCGTGAGGAGCACGTGCCACTATCTCGCCTGGTTGACATCATCAATCAACGGTTCGGTGGTGAGCTGAACGAAGCGGATCAGCTTTTCTTTGACCAGATCGCGGAGGCGGCAAGCCTAAACGAATCCCTGCAAAAGGCCGCTGAAGTCAATTCGCTCGACAAGTTTCAACTGGTGTTTCGGCAGGTGCTGGAGTCCTTTTTTATCGAGCGGATGGAACTGAACGAAGAGCTGTTTACCGACTATATGGGTAAGCCTGAGTTGCAGGAGCTGATCTCAAAATGGCTCGGTAGCCAAGTCTACGCGCGGCTATCAGTCGCATCTAAGCTTGGAGACTAGTCGGCTTTGTTCGCCTTGACCTGCCCCCAGTCTTAGTACCGCTTCCTAGTTAGTACGTCCTGGGGTTGATATCAATTTTTCATGTCGTGGTTGCTGCTGACTCGCCCGCCATTTCGCAGCAAACTTCGCTGGGGTGAGTGCCGATAGCGCTATGCGGTCGGTGCTCGTTGTAATCCCTCCGCTAGGCTGCGATGCGAATTCTGGCCTCGGCCAGTGAGCAGAACCAGTACTCATTCAGGTATTCGTCTCGAAACTTGGCGTTGAAGGACTTGATGAACGCATTCTGTGTGGGTTTGCCAAGCTGAGTCAGCTTCAGCTTGATATCGCGCTGATAGGCCCATTGATCGAGTGCCTTGCCAGTGAATTCGGGGCCCTGGTCGGTGCGGATTGCTGTCGGGTAACCGCGGAACCGAGCCATTTCATCCAGTGCGCGAGTAACGCGAAAGCCGCTGATGCCGTGTTCCACAAGGATACCCACCGCCTCCTTGGTAAAGTCATCGGCCACCGTCAGGCATTTAATCCTCCGCCCCGTACTGAGCGCATCGAAGACGAAGTCCATCGACCACACCTGATTCGGCGCGCTCGGTAGGCTTAGGCGTTCGCGCTCTATGGCGACACCGTGACGGCGCCTCCGCCGTTTCACCATCAAACCGGCAGACGATAGATCCGCTTGTGGTTGACCTGCACGCCAGCGCGCCGCAGCAGGATATGCAGGCGCCGATAGCCGAAACGCCGGCGCTCCTGTGCCAGTTCCACGAGTTGGGTTTGCAGCTTGGTGTTTTGCTCGCTGGCGCGGGGTTGATAGTGCAGCACCGAGCGAGATAGCTCGATCAGATGACAGGCACGGCGCTGGAAGATGCCGGTTTGAGCCTGCATCTCCTGCACTGCTTCCCGTCGAGCTGTCGGGCTTACCCTTTCCCCGAGCAACCACCTTCAGTGCCTCGATATCCAGATGGGCTTCGGCCAGCAGCTTTTTCAGCCGGCTGTTCTCCAGTTCGAGATCCTTGAGCCGCTTGGCATCCGGCACGGTCATGCCACTGAACTTGGCGCGCCAAGTATAGAACGAGGCATCACTAAAGCCATACCGCCGGCACAGCTCCTTCACCGGCACACCGGCCTCTGCCTGCTTCAGAAAGTCTAGAATCTGTTCTTCAGTAAAACGCTTTTTCACTGCCGTCTCCTGCTCGGAAAACGGACTCTACTAAGTTCGGCGTGGTACTGAAATCGGGGAGTAGGTCAGGAAAGCCTGGGTAATTGCTTGGACAAGAGTGTTGTAGTCTTTCCCGGGTGTAATTAGGTCGTAACCGATCATGTAAACAGCCATGTGAACCTCCTTGTGTGGCGAAGTGCTGCTATAACGCTAGCTGAGGTTCGGATAGTCGTCGACATTTTTTCGACACCAAAAGAAAAACCCCTGAAAAACTCTAAGCTTTTCAGGGGCTTATTTGGTGGAGCCGGGGGGATTTGAACCAGCGTCTAGTCCAGTGTTTTCGCGGCCTCCAGATCGGAAGCTGTCATAACGCTGTCATTCTGGTCGGAAACTCGGTTGGCATCCAGAGTGATGGTGTGTATAAATCGCACCTGAGCAGGATACGGTAGGCGCTTGACAGCATGGACCTGAGATGACCGACCACAATTTCACCAACACTACGATCACAGAAACAGTCGTTCTCTCCGAGCCGCTGAGTGGAAACTCTATCGCTTCTATACAGGCAATTTATCCTTTTACAGAAGCTGATTATGTGAGGCTGGATAGTCAGGGCAATGTAGTGAAAAACTGGGCGACGAGCTTTTTATTTGTAGCTATTGGCTCGGCGGTCACTCTTCTCCAAAACGTCTATAAAGACGGCCTTAATACCCCGAATGATGTTGCGTCAGGGGATGTGATAGTGTTATCAATTTTATCTCTGATTACTGCGTTGTTGTTTGTTGTTAGCGCGTTTGTGCCCAATGAGAAGAAGAAATTAATGAAGCGAATAGGGAAGTTTTTCAAAGATTCGGCAAGCCAGAATCATTTTATTAGGGGCGCAAAGTGATAACGAAAAGTAATCTTCCAAAAGGTTATATTCCTTATTCGAAGGTTAAACTTTGCAGCAATTTGCTCAGCGGCAGCACCTTCATTCTTTCGGTGGATGAAGTTCTGCCGCTCCTAGTTGGAAAAGGAAATAAACCTCAAATTTGGATACAGGCTATTGCTGATGCGGATATGAAGTCTTTTGTACCGATTGTAGAATCCTCCATCCCGCTGTTTCCGTTTGTCCGAGTCACCACTGAGTCTGGTGTCGTCCTCGTGTTTGTTAATGATCAAGTCATTATGTCCATTCGATCTGAGGTTGATGACGAAATTAATATTTTTCAGATGGACTTAAGGCCGATTGGGCTAAATATAGTCGGCGACGAAAAATCTCTTCGTTCCGGAGGCATGGAATTCAGCAACAGCACTTTTTCTGGGATGGGGACTTTTATGGGTTTTTCTTTGTAAGAGTTTCGGTAAAGTCCTGCATGTCGATGGGCCGCCACATCACTTCTGCTTTTTCGCCCGCGTTGTAGTCAGCTGATGGCATCCAGCGACCGTATATGCGTGCAATCATGGTCCAGTCACTGTGCCCCATCTGCTGCGCCACCCACATCGGATGCTCACCAGCAGACAGCATCATCGAAGCGTAGGTGTGGCGCGTCTGGTACGGCCGGCGGTAGCGCACACCAGCCTTCTTCAGCGCATACATCCAGAGCGTCTTTCGAATCGGGCCGTCACCGGCCCAGCGCTCTCCCGTCCTCGGGTTCTGAAAGACTTCCTGGTTGGCCAGGTAGGTGAATGCCTTCTGCGCCTTCAGGGCTTCCAGCGCAGGGCCGAGCAGCTTGATGCTGCGCCGGCCGGAAGTGGTCTTCGTCACCTCCGCTTTTCCCTTGGCTGCTTGGGTCATGGCGCGAGTGACATGCGCCTCGCCGCGGAGCCAGTCAATATCGCCCCACTCGAGGCCGACGAGTTCGCTGGTCCGCATCCCTGTCCAGAATGCGAACTGCACCAGGTTCCGCCCTTGACCATCGAGGGCGCTCAGGATCGCCCGCTGCTCTTCCGGCGAGAATGGGTCCACGTCGTCGACCTTGACCTCTCCCTTCCTTGCGTACGTCCAGCCGGCGAGGGGGTTGCTGTCGATCAGCTCCTCTTCCATCGCATCGCTGAGGGCCGAGCGTAGGCAGCTCTGGATATTGCTGAGCGTCTTGTTGCTCACCTTCAGGGTGTCCAGCCAATCCTTGACGGCCTTCCGCTTCAGGTCGACCACCATGACGGGCCCTAGGGCCGGCACCAGACGAAGCTCTACAATCTTCCTGTAGCCCTCGAAGGTACTACTGGAGACATGCTTGCGCTTCGACTCAAGCCATCGGCCAAGGAATCCCGCAACCGTCTCGCGTGACGCCTCAGGCGCAAACTTGGCGGCGCGCGGAGATCCAGGAAATGTCACCGAGTAGTCGAAGGTACCGGCGGCGATCGCATGTTCGATAGCCGCCTTGTGCTGCTCTGCTCGCTTCAGGTTAGTGGCGGTGGGCTTGAGCGAGATGCGCTCCCGGCACCTGACGCCGCGATACATGAACGTGATTTCGATACTCGAATCAGAGACCGCCCTGACTCCCCGCCCATCTCTACCCATGCTTCATACCCCTCTACATCAATAAGCGTCCGGCCATCCGGTGCTTTTTTCCATATCTCGCCGAAGCGCCAGACTCCGTCGCGGATCTTCGAGCGCACGGCGTCTTCGGTGTAGCCAGACTCGCTGGCGAATTTTTTAACAGTCAGGTAGCGCATTCCTGAGGCCTAGGCTTGAATGCAAGCCCCTCCCAGCGGCCGGATGGGCCGCGAATCTCGCAGCGCCGAACGTAGGCCCGGCGTTTCTTACTGTCGAACAGTGCCTGGCAGGCATCCATTTGCTCACCGTCGTTTGTCATTGCCAGCAGTCTGGCGCGGTCACCACTGTTGACGAAGACAAAGCCGTCTTTGACCTTCCCGAATCCACTGGTCCGGTATAAGGCCCAGCGCGCCCCTCCTTTCTTGCCGCCCTTTGACCCTTCGGTCAGGTAGAACGCAAACTCTCCCCTCATCACGCGAAGCAGAGTTCTAGCCATGGCGACCCCCACCATCTTTCGCCACTACCGAATACGCCTCCGGCTTTCGCTCAACCGTGCGGATCGATCCGTCCTGGCTGTGGACGGTGAGTGCCGGTCGCCGAATCTGCACCGTTCCATCTGACGCCGTCTCCTGCCGCGGGGCGCCGTAGAAAGGGCCATCCGGGGCGAATGGGTCAGGGATGGCCGACGGGTTTTCAAGCAAGAACTTCTGAAACAGGTTATGGACCGCTGCGGTAAGTGGCCCCGTGTTCCCTCGGTTGGAACGGCCACTCTTGTGGTCCGCGCTGTCCTCGAACTCCCCACCAATCCAGAGCAGGCCGCCAACGATTCCGGCGTCGCCCGCGCAGACCTCGGCAGCCTCGGCACGGTGGGCATGATTCACCCCCAGGAGATCGCACAGGTCGTCGAATGACAGAGCCTGCTCGATCATGGCTGAGTTTCCGATAAGCCAAGCACCGCACTCCTCCATGGCTTGCGCCGCAACTCTGGCCCGCTCCCGATATGCCATCCGCTCGCGCTCCAGCGCCTGCTCGGTGAACGGCATGCCCTTGAGAAGTCGTCGCCATTTCTGGCGATGCTCTGCGAAGCTGGCGTCGCGATCGGCGTGCACTGCCCGGATGAACATCCGGAGGGCTGCTATACGGACACGCAGGTTACGGCTGCTGTCGACGCCGAGGTCGATCAGCCGATGCATCGTTGCGCCCTTCATGCCCGACTCTCCTTGTTCGTGTCGCAGATCCGCAGGTCGACGCCACAGGCCTGGACCAGTTCGGTCAACTCGCCGAGCTTGGTGTTGGGGTTCTGCATCGCCTGGCCCAGGCGGACCAACTGCTGGCCGAGGGTGGCGAGCGGGGTAGGGCGATACCCTGGTGGTGGTGGAATGTCGGAGCCTCTCATCACTGGCATACCTCCCAGATGAACAGGGTCTTGAACGGCTGGAGCGCAGCGCCGGCGGCAACAGTGGCCAGGCCAAATAGCGCGACGAGTGCGATAGCGGTCAGTGCTTTTCTCATGCATCACCAAGTAGGAATCGCATCGCCGCGTAGGTTTCGGGGGCTCCGCTGCTGCGTTGCCAGTCCAGCCCAGCTTCTTGCAGGAAAAGGTTGGTGAGCTTTCCCCAACTGCTCGCCAGTGCGGCCCACTCCTGGCTGTGCTGGGCCATCTCGCGGATGCGTGGCGCCCATTCAGGGATCAAGTTCAGCAGAAGCAGGCAGCGATTCAGGTCGTCCGGGTCATGGGGATAGGCCGCGTGGTGGCGTTCCATGGGCAGACCGAGCATGTGATCGTGGATGGCCCGCGAAGACGCTCCCACTTGACCGTCACTCAGCCATCTGGCGGCCCGCTCCTCGATGGTGCTGCCGGTACCGGGCATGCTGGTGTCATAGCCCAGCGGGCAGCCGGCGTTATCCAGGGCTTTGACGCAGGCATCATCGAAACTTGCCAGGTCAACCCGACCCTGAATCAGGTCGTTCATCACCGGGGTGATAGCGTCGAGTTGGCGCTGGTTGAGGGCATGGCCCTTGAGGGTGATGCTCATGCGTCACCGCCTTCCGGCGGCTTCGCCATGGCAGCATCGATGGCCTCGTCCAGATCAGCCTCTGCCAGGAGGTTGCCGTCCTTGCCCCGCGGGAACAGGTTGACGACGCTCTTGTCCATGCGGTTGACCTCGCGGGCCAGGTCCGATGCGTAGAGAGCCGTGTTGCGCAGCCACAGGTAGCGCTTGGCGTTCTCGGCCTGCACTTCCCGCTCCAGCATCTGGTCCATCTCGACGCAGTCCTGGCACTGGCCATGCTGGCGAATGAAGGCCGCTTCGACGCTGTCCCCGGCGAACCAGTGGTTGCAGCGGCAGAAGGCCGGATCGACTGGTTGTTGCTGGCGCTTCATCTCGGTGACCACCACCTCGACGGCCTCGATCACCGGCACGCTGACATAGCCGTCCTCGATTGCCACTCGATCAAGCCAGCGTTCCAGGGTTCGAAGGCTTTCGCCAAGGGAGTCATCACCCGGCCTCGGCGCGGGGCCAGGGGGCTCGCCGGTATTACCTGGTCCGGAAACAGGTTCGCCGCCAGGGTTGCCCGGCTCCGTACTCACCCCAGCCCCGCTCAGCGCCGCCAGCGCGATCTGCCGCATGTTCGCCGCCGGCATGTTGTCCTGCTCGGGACAGGGGAACTCGGCGATGGTGCGGAGCGCCAGGTGTGCGTCCCCGTCAGCAAAGTGCGAGATAACCGCGCCTGCGCGCCCGATTGCTATGGGCATACCATTCCGCAGGTATGGGCGTACCGAGTCGATCTGCATGCCCATGCCTGAGCGGAGAACGATGGTGATGGGGCTCATGATCAGCGGCCTCCGGCGGCGGTGGTCAGCGCATCGAGGAGCGCTTGCTTTCGGCGCTGGCCATGCAGGTACTCGCGCAGGGCGATGATGACCACGCTGTTCATGCTGCGCTCGTCTCGCTTGGCCTCGGCTTCGACCTCGGCCCTCAGGCCGTCGGGCAGTCGGACAACGAACTTGTCCATATCCCGGCTGGTGCTGGCCGGCAGTTCGGTTACAACGGTTGCTCGTTTCATGGGATCTCCAGTGGCGCCATCGCTGGCGCCTGGGCGAGGGGCTACTTGCTGATGCCGATGAAGGGAAGCGGGGAGCCGCTGGCCATGTAGGTGGGCAGCTTGCCGTCCCACTTCTCGACCGCGTTGAGGGTCACGACGTCGGGGTTCGAGCGCAGCGCTTGGGCGCGGATCTCGATCGCCTTCGCGTCGGCGGTGGCCAGGGTCAGCTTCGCGTCCGCCTCCCCTTGGGCCCGAGCGCGTTCCTTGTCGGCTTCTGCCTTGGCTTGGGCGACCTCGTTACGGCGCTGCTCGGCCATCTGGGTGGCCTGGATCTTCGCGTTCAGGCTCTGCGTAACCTGCGGCGGGAGGACCAGGTCGGATGCGTAGTAGATGCGCTCGATGTTGATGCCGATGGGCGCCACCTGGTCGCGCACGCGCTTCTCAACGGCCAGCAGCAGGTCCGCCTTGCCGGCGCCATAGACGCTCTCGACTGGAAGCTTCGAGGCAACATCGTTGAAGGCATCGCGCACCATGTTCCGCAGGAACTTGTTCGTGATTTCCTCGATACCCGCCCGGTACTTCTGGAACAGCGTCGTCACCTTATCGGGAGATACCGAGTAGGTGATGCCGACGGCACCGCCGACCTTCATGCCCTCAACGGTCTGGAAGCTGATTGCTTCCTCGCCGCCCCAGGTCTCGGTCTGCGTGAAGGTGGGGAACAGGTAGAGCTCCTCGTTCACGCCTACCCAGTAGCGCCCAGTTCCGACCTCACGCGTCTCCACACCCTTCTCGGAGCCGTAGAGATTGACGATCACGCCGACGTTGCCGGCAGGCACTTTCGAACAGCCCGCTAGGACGGCGAGCAGGCACAGCATTGCAGCAGCGGGAATCCGCTTCATTGGTCTTTCTCCTTGCTGGTGGTGGCCGCTTCTTCGCGGCGGGTGTTGGCGAGGTGGATGCCGAGGCAGACCGAGGCGATCAACCAGACGCCGGGGATGGCGAATCCCGCGAAGACCAGAACATCGTCGCGACTGCTGACCAGGGCCGGCCCAATGCCGCCCACCAGGACGACGGACAACCCTGCATAGGCCAGCAGCGCGATACAGATCAGGAAGAGCTTCCCGGGCTTGATGAGAGGTTTGTTGTCCATGCTTTCCTCCAGGCAAGCCGATGGCCTGCCGCGGTTGTTGGCTTTCGCGAAAATCGGTTGGTTACAGCTGGGCTGCTTCGACGCGTTCGGTCTGCCGCGTCAGATCAGCCCTCTCTGTTGCAGGTCGTTCAGTTCTGCGTCCGCAAATGCGGCCGCCGCCTTCAGGTCTGCCACGGTAAGCTCGTCGAGCGTCTTGCCCAGGCCCTGGATGTGCCGGGCGAAAGCGCGCTGTGCCGGCCCGTTGTAGCCATGGCAGAAGTCGGCCGCTGCGCGCAGTTCACCGTCGAGCTGCAGCGCCAGGATGTTGAGAGGATCGTTTCTGTCCCAGGCCATGATCACGCCACCCAGGCCACGCCATCGCGGCGAGCAGTCAGACGAGTTTCGATCTTCCTTTCGCCGCCACGGCGGCTGCGCATCATGTGGTCATCGTTGAGCAGTGGCTGACCGGCGACGAGGAAGGCGAGGGCGATCACGGCGGGCGAGATAAGCCCGCGGCGCATGGCTTCAGCCACCAGGGCGGCACGGCGGGTGACTCCGAGTTTGGTGGTCGCTGCCAGAACGCGCTTACCCACCGTGCCCGGCTGCATGCCCAGGTCGCGGGCCAGCTCCTTCGAGGTACGACCCGCAGCGATGCCCAGGACGCACTGAAGCTCACGCAGGGACAGGCCTTTGCCGAGGAAGCCGGTGAAACCGTGTGCGGTGATGGTGGTGTCCATGTTCATTGCAATGCTCCCGGCGGAAACGATCAATGAACGAACATTACGACATGTAATAGATGAGCGCAATACTTTTCGTAATCCAAGATATTACAGATGTGAAAAAGCCCGCTAGGTTGCGGGCTTGTGATGCGAGGAGGGTATGCGGATCGGTCTATAGGCCAATCAGTTTTGCGTCAACGACTCGGCCAATTATGGCCCAGTCATCGTCCATCTCGATGAGCTTGTAAGCAGGATTTAGAGGGGACAGGTACCTAGTGCCTGCATCATAGATGTATTGCTTGAATGTCGTTTCGCCATCCCTATGCTTGGCTACGTAAAACTTACCGCTTACCAACTCGAAACCTTCAGGTCTGATGAGGATGGCCATGCCCGGAGGAAAGCTTGGGTACCCATCCGAAACCATTGACTTTCCTTTCACGGTCAACCAGTAACCATTTTCACCTGCGTTTTCCGTGGACTCGATCATTTCTTCGCCCTGTCCAGGGGCAAAAATATCAGGCGACTCCGCCCTCTCTCCAGCCGCTACCCAACTAATTAAGGGGTAGCTCCTGGGTTTGCGACTTGGCTGCAGCATGGGGGCTACATTGCTTTGGCCGTCGAAGGCATCGTCTACTGCAACCAGCCTTATCCCAAGCGGAGCAAGGTCCAGAGCCTTTAGGATGCGCTCGAGCGTTGGGACATCAGGTGAACGCCTTCCACTGAGCCAGTGCGCTACCGCCCCTTGGGTAACGCCAAGGCGCTCAGCCAAGACCGACTGGGTGATACCCATGTCCCGCATTCGTTTTTTTGCCGCTTCAATCCATGTGTTCATGAGGCAAAAGTACGCTCTGTAATCGATAGTTCAACTCACGCTTCGTAATAATCTCTTGCTGCTGACGATTACTTATCGTAATGTTCCCGCAGTGTGCAGGAGACCGCCAATGAACAACCTCAAGTCGCTCAGGCTTTCAGCAAAAATCACCCAGCGTGCGCTGGCGAAAGAGATGCGCGTGACGCAGGGAGCCATTGCGCACTACGAGTCTGGTCGAAGGGTTCCCAGCTTGAGTGGATGCAGGCGAATCGTCCACGCCCTGGAGCGTCTCGGTGTGCGCTGCTCGCTCAGCACTGTCTTCCCGGATCAGGTAGAGCGCTCCGCCGACCTTGAGCCCATTCTGCCGTCCGATTCCCACATCCGGCAGTGCGCTGATACCGCTGTTCAGGCATCCAGTATGGGGGCGGAGCAATGATCCGAAACGTCTTCGTGATTCTGGCTGGACTGATTGCGGTGGCCGTTATCTGTGCCGCTGGGGTGATCCTCCATGCCATCGGCGGCTACCACATCGAGCTGACGCCGATCATCGCGACAGTGGGGGGCGCCGGCGGGATCGCGCTCCTTTGCCATGAGTTTGGCTACAGCGCTGGGCGCAACAAGGCACTGGATGACCGCTTCTACCCAGATGCAGATGCGCCTTACGTGCACTTTCCCCGAGGCATGGACAGCTACCAGGACCGTCTGGATTTCCTGAATCGCGCCATAAAGCGGCTGCACGAGATCGAGTCAGCCAAGGCCAACGATGCTCAGGATCAGCGCCCCAGCGATCAGGGCAATCAGCCAGAGCGCAAACGTCATGATTGATGCGCGCCTTTTCTCCCAGAAAGCCCTCAGCGGCGTTATTCCGCCCCGGTCTTCTGGGAAGTATTCCTTGTCCCAGTGCCTTTCCTTCCAGCGCCTGAAGGCATCTCTCAACCAGTTCATGCCGGGCCTCCGTGGCCGTTCTGTGTGGAAACAAAACGATAGCACGGAGTGTCCTGGCGCCACTTTGCGGCCCGGCTGACTCAAACGCCGGAAAGCAAAAAGCCCCGCTTTCGCGAGGCCTTTAGTCGGTAGTCGTTGGCGCGACTGCCTAGGTACTTCTTTGTCTCGAGGGAGACATCAACATGCAACTCAAAAATATCAAAACGTCAAGCCAGGCGCAACAGCTAGCGACCACTGAGGAGGTTGGATTTCTCCTGACCCCCAGCGGGCTCTGTGCGCTCCAGGTCTGCGAGGGGATTCCCATCGTAGAGGTAATGCAACGTTACGAGGAGTCGCTCAACGCTCTCTGCGTTTTGCTCAGGCGCATAGGTAGGGATGTCGATCACCCTATGAACGACTCCGAAGCTGAAGCTATCGCGCTGCTCACTGAGGTGGTGGCGGCTATGCACGGTAGCTGCGTGCGCGGCCTTGATGCTACGGGAGGTGCTGCATGAACGCGCTTCTGAGAGCTCGCCCTATTGACCCGGAGAACAGCTTCTTCAAGGTCAACCCTGGACTTTCCAAGCGGGAAGCCTTGGACGAGGCCAGCGTCATTCTGGCCGGGCTCAGCGACATCCTCATCTCCCTCGTCGAGGGTAGCCCCATGGATGGCAATGGCTACCACGCGCTGGCGTACCTGAGTGATGCGGCAAAGGCGCTGGTGGATGCCGCCATACCGCTGCCCGCGGAGGAGGCGGAAATCGCCGCTGCGCTCAATGCAAAGGAGCGCCGCCAATGAACCTCGCGACACTGCTCAGCAATCAGTGCTCCCCGGTCCCCGATGAAGTTCTGACCGATAAGCAGATCCGCTCCATCAAGTTGGAGCGTGGTACGGCTCGCCATGCGGCTCAGAACATGGCGCTTGGTGTCGCCGCAGTCGGGAAACTGCTGGCGCTTACCAGTGCAGAAGGCGAGCTCGATCAGGAGACCGCCGAGCGTCTCGGATGGTTCTTGGAGGAGGTTGGCGGTGCCATCTACCAGTTGGCGGAGTTCGAACAGGTCTGTTCTGCTCGAATCGATCGGCAGAAGGAGGCTCAGCAATGAGGGCCACGATGGGTATCAGCTTCCGGGCGACTGCGCCGGTTGATCTTTCGAAGGGAGATCAGAAAGCGAATGTCCTGTGCGTGATGGATGACATTGATGCCGACCTCGCGCTGGACAGCGCAGTCGGCCTGCTCGACGCGATTCAAGGCGGGCTCCTCGACATCCTCGACGAGCCGAGTGTTAGTCGTCGCGTAGTCCTACTTCTTCATGCGGCCGAGACAGCCACTGCCCTGGTCCGTGCTGCCCTGGAGGGTGGGGAGGTGGCCAATGACTAGGCGCATTGGAGCGAAAGCACTCGGTGACCAGCTCTACAGCTATATCGGCGCCATCCAGGACTTGGCTACCGCAGTTCGCGAAGACTTGGCTTTCGAAGGTTGCGAGCCGGGCCCGCGCCTGACCGCCGAGCAGGTGGATGCGATCCATCTGTCGATTATCACCATCGCCAGGTTGGCTGGCGAAGACTTGATCCAACTGCTGACTGAGATGGAGGTTCCGGCATGAGCGCTGTAACCGCTGCAAAACGCTCTCGTCGAGCCAAGAAGCCACAGGGAATCTGTCTCCATCCGCGCGCCAAGGAAACTTGGCAGCGCTTGCCCTTCGTAGGCAAGGACCATGGTCGCTACTCAATGTGGGATGTTCCTCTCACCGGTAGCTTCCTCACCGGCCTCGAGGCAGGCAAGAGTATCGCGCACATCTATCTGAAGTATGTCCGGGACGTGGATGACTGGATGGCTAGCGAGGTGTTCAGGAGCATGGTCCGTGATCTGCTCGCCAAAGCGCCTTTGGATGAGCGAGAGGAAACTGTCAAACGCGGCCAGTTCACGGGATTCATGAGCGAGATATTCAACTGGCTCAAGGCGTCTGCCCAGTTTGCCGGAAGCAGTCTAGACCGGGTGGAAGACCAGGCCCTCGTAGATCGGGTGAACCATTACTTGGATGCAGGCGTAGCCGATGCCATAGATGCTGAGATTGAGAGGGCTTCGACATGACTGGCCTGACCTCAATTGGCGGCCAGGCCGCCACCATGACCAGCCTGGAACTGGTCGAATTCATCAACCAGCACCGCCGGCAGCAGGCAGAGGAGGCCGGGCAGTCGTTCCCCTCGGATGACTTCCCGGAGCTGCTGCACAAGAACTTCCTGGCAAAGGTGCCTGAGGTCCTGAGCGAAAGATCGGCTGATTTTTCAGCCGATCTCCCCGACAGCTATGGCCGGCCTCGCCGCGGCTATCGCTTCCCGAAGCGCGAAGCGTGCCTGATGGCTATGTCGTACAGCTACGACCTACAGGCTGCCGTCTTCGATCACATGACGGCGCTCGAGGAGAGATTGAAAGCCCTTCCGGACGTGTCGAGCCATGAGGGCGCCTTGCTGGCGCTCCAAGGGGCAGTCGAACGTCAACTGGTGCTGATCGGCGAGAACAAGCAACTCGCCGCCGAACGTGACCATGCCGTCAAGACCAAGGCGCAAATCGGCAGCCGCCGCGAAGCGCAGGCCATGGCCGCTGCATCCGTCGCCATCCGCCAGGTCAAGCGCCTGAACGACGAGTTGGGACACGGCACCCGCTACGCCACGGTCACCGCCGTCGAGAACGCCACCGGCACTAAGTACCCGTTCAACGCCTATGTCCACCTGCGCAAGTGGTGCAAGGCCAATGGCGTTCAGCCCGAGATCGTCCCCGACCGCCGTTTTGGCGAAGTCAAGGCGTGGCCTGCGGGAGCTTGGGCAGCCGTTTATCAAATCGATCTGGCGACCTTGTTCGGCGCCTCTGGAGCAAAAGCATGATCAAGTTGCCCGACGAGCAGCAGCAACTCATCCAGATCGCCGAGGCGGCGGTTGAGTATCAACTGGCGGAGACCAAGCGGAACGCGCTGCGCCGCGAGCTGAATACGTTGTACACCACGTACTTCGCTGCCTATGGCCGTCCGTATGCCGACCACCGTCGTATCGATCCCTACGACGAGAGGTTCGAGCCAGTGCTGGAGTTCACCGGCCCTGCCTACAGGCGCTGGAAGGATCAGCGCGATCTGACCACCCGCCTCAAGCGCAAGCTGCGGACGCTGGTGCAGCGCCTGGAGCGTGCGTAATGACCTCACAACCAAAACCGGGTCGGATCACCACTGGCCCCAACGGTCGCCCGGTGATCGCCGGGCCCTGGCCGTCCTACCGTCAATTCCGCGACCTGCCCGAGCGTGAGCGTTGGGTGCTCTACGGCCACGCCAAGGCATGCCGCGGTGCGCTTGAAGACCAAGGGTTCCTCATGGCCGAGGGATATCACGACTTCGTGAAGCGCGTCACCGAGGAGCTCGATATATGAGTGATGCAGTGCCAGCCGCTCCGCTGGTGCCGGCGGAGGTCGACTTGCGCGGCCTTCCGTTCATGCCGCTCGACGTTGTCCGGTTGCTCGACAGTGACTTGTTCGCGCTCACCAGCGGCGACGAGTTCAAGGCAGCGCTCTCCCTGTGGTGCAAAGCCTGGCTGCAGGTCCCGGCCGCTTCGCTTCCGAACGATGATCGGGTGCTCGCTCATCTTTCAGGAGCCGGTGCGCGTTGGCGGAAGGTGAGGGACATGGCGCTGCGCGGGTGGCAACTGTGTAGCGATGATCGCCTGTATCACCCTGTCATCGCCGAAAAAGCCCTTGCGGCGTGGGACGAACGTGTTGCCTATCGCGAGCGCCGAGGCAATGAAACTGAGCGCCTTCGCCGGCACCGCGAAGAGCACAAGCGGCTGCGCGATCAGTTGCGTGAACTCGGGTTCACATACCCCCATAACACGCCGATGGAAACGCTTCGAGCCGCGTTGCAAGACGCCGAACTGAACATTCACCGAGGCGTTTCCAGTAACGAACCTGTACGCGTTTCAGGGGCGTCACCTGAAACGCAACCGCTACGGCTAAGAGAGGGACAGGGAGAGGGAGAGGGACAGGGAGAGGGATATTTAAAAGATCCCCCCTTACCCCCTGAGGGGGTTGCCGCTAGCGCGGCGGGTGGACAGGGTCAGTCGCCATCGAAGCCTGTGCGCAAGAAGCGTGACCCTGCCTTTGACCCCATGACCGCCAAGCCGGACAACGTCAGCGCTGAGGTATGGGCGAAGTGGGTTCAGCTACGCAAGGAGATCCGCAAGCCACTGACTCCGACAGCCTGCCGGCAGCAGGCCGAACAGTTGGCCCGTCACCCCAACCCGGATGCGGTGGTGCTCAAGAGCGTTGCCAACGGTTGGCAGGGGCTGTTCCCCGACAAGGTGGAGCGCCCGCCGGTGACCAAGCCCTCGAACTTCACCAATCTGCCCACGCATGCCCCTGATCAGTACCCAGAGGAGCCTGAACATGGCCCAAATTTCTAACTTCGTCCGCGCCCCGGAGCGTACCCAGGGCCCCGACAACGACGCCGAGTGCGCACAGCACGGTCGCTACACCGAGGTCAGTGTGGAGCAGTTCGGCGGCGGAACTCTCGCCAGCGGCTGTCCGGCCTGCCACTTCGCCGCCCTGCGCACTGCCCCCGTCGACAGTGAACAGTACCAGCGGGCCTTGCAGGTCCAGCAGCAGCGCAGGCTGAACGCTCTGCTGATCGGATCCGGCATCACTCCGCGCTTTCGCAATGCCACGCTGGAGAATTACGAGACTGGGGACGACGTGCAGATGGCCGGCGTCTTGGCTCGCTGCCGCGACTTCGCCGAGCAGTTTCCGGGGCACTACGAGGCTGGCCGTTCGCTGCTGCTGGTGGGCAACGTCGGCACCGGCAAAACGCACCTGGGCAGTGCCATCGTGCAGCACGTGATTCGCGCGCATGGCGCCCAGGCCGTGATCGTCAGCGCCGCGCAGGTCATCCGGGTCGCCAAGGGGGCGATGGCGAGGAATGCTCAGTACACCGAGCGCGATGTGCTCGCCGAACTGGTGGGCTTTGACCTGCTGGTCATCGATGAGGTCGGCGCCCAGGGTGGTACGGAGTACGAGCGAGGCCTGCTGCATGAGGTGATCGATCAGCGCTACCAGCAGGTGGTCCCGACGATCCTGATCTCGAACCTGCCGGCCGACGATAGCCTGGCCATGCCTGGTGCGCCGACGCTGCGCGACTTCATCGGCGAGCGCGCGCTGGATCGACTGCGCCAGGGTGGCCGCGCCGTGCGCTTCACCTGGGGCTCTGCTCGCCGCGGGGTAAGCGCATGAGCCGGGAGCTCTACAGCCTGGAGGCGGAACATGGGGTGCTTGGCGCCATCCTGCAAGCCGGCCTGCAGAATGACCAGGCACTGCTCGAGGACGCCATCGGTAGCGTGACCGTCAGCGATTTCTACTTCGAGGACAACGCTGCGCTGTTCGAGGCGATCAAGGCTTGTTACGAGGAGGGGGTACCGGTCGATCCGCTCACCGTTGGCATCATCCGCGACACGCTTCCCGGCGGCGCGAAGATCATTCCCTACGCCGGCGAGATCGCCCGCACCGTTCCCTCGATCGCGAACTGGAAGGAGTACGCCCGGCACGTCCGGGAGCGCGCCATCCTGCGCCGCTTGATCGCTGCTGCGGAGTCGGTGAAGGCCTCGGCCACTGATGACCGACCGCTGCCGGAGATCATCGCCGGCGCGCAGCAGGCGATGGCGGACCTGCGCGACCTTGAGGACGAGGCGCCGAAGTACAAGCGGCTCGACGAGGTGATGCTCAAGGTTGTCGACGTCATCGACGACAAGTTCAACGGCCGCGCGCCGCAGTGGCCAGGTACTGGCCTGGTCGATCTCGACAAGCTGGTACGCGGCATCCGCCCTCGCAAGATCACCGTTATCGCCGGCCTTCCCGGTAGTGGCAAGACCACACTTGCCCTGCAGATTGCCCAGCACAACGCCTGCGAGGCAGGGGAGCCATGGCTGGTGTTCTCCCTGGAAATGCCCGAGGAGGAGTTGGGGGTGCGCGCCATCGCCTCGCTGGGCGGAGTGGACCTGAAGCGCCTGGACGATCCGCAGCAGTTGGGTGACGACGACTGGCCGCGCATCACGTCGGCGGTGGCCAAGGCCAAGGGGGCGCCCCTGTTCATCTGCGACGATCCCAATGTGACCGCCAGCCAGATCCGCAGCATCGCGCGGCGTGTCAAGCGTGAGCACGGTCTGGCCGGCATCGTCGTCGACTACTTGGGTCTGATTCCGCCGGAGGCGAAGGGGCGCACGCGCAGCGAGGAGGTGGGCAGGACCAACAAGGCTCTGCTGCGGCTAGCCAAGGAGCTCGGCGTGCCGGTCATCGAACTGGCGCAGCTCAACCGCGACTCGACCAAGCGGCCCGGGAAGCGCCCGCAGTCGAGTGACCTGCGCGATTCGGGGGAGATTGAGGCTGACGCCAGTTGCATCCTGATGGTCCACCGGGACATGGACAGCGAGGCCGGCCAGAACGGCATCACCGAGATTCTGATGACCAAGTGCCGGCACGCGCCGCCAGGCAAGTGCCACCTGCAGCAGGAGGGGCAGTTCGGCAGGTTCGGCACCCTGACCGGATACCGCGAGGTCAGCGAGGAAGAGGTGGAGATGGGCCGCCCGTTCAAGGGCCGCCGCTACGGCAAGGAGAGCGCGGCATGACCCTGCATACCTTACAGGTCCGCCTCTCGGACGCGGAGATCCGCCGCCAGGCTGCCGGGCAGGTGGTGACGCTGCGTGATCCTCGGCACCCTGCGCTGCGGTTCCGCTTCCACCGTGACCGTGCGGTGGGATCGTGGTTCGTGGTGCTCGACGGCACTTGGCGCAAGGTCGGCAGTTACCCGGCGCTGACGTTCTCGGCCCTGGTCGCTGTGCTACCCGAGGTGATCGCCCGGCTGACGGCCGATCCGGCAGCGTCGAGCGTGGCCGGCGGCTTGGAAACCCTGGACCAGGTGCTGGAGTGGCAGTTGGAGCGGCAGTTGCGCAATCGCGCGCTGTCAGCCAAGCGCAAAGCGTCGGTCAAGTCGATGATCCGGCGCCACCTGGTGCCGCGGCTGCGCGGGGTGCGGGTGGCGAACGCCGATAAGGCGACGCTCGACCGGTTGCTGTTCTGGCCGCTGCAGGAGGAATTCAGCGTTGGCTACGTGCGACAGGCCTATGGCGTGCTGATGGCTGCACTGCGCCAGGCCCACCGGCTGGACCTGATCACCGCCAACCCGATGGGCTCGATGAGGTTCACCGACTTTGTGCGCAGCAAGATCCTGCCGCGCTCGGCGCGCCTGCGGCCGGAGGGGCTGTCGCTGCTGCTGGCCAACCTGCAGGCGAGCTACCGGGAACAGCCGGAAGTCACGCTGCTGGCGTTGCTGATGCTCTGCCACGGCACCCGCCTTGGCGAGACTCGGACGGCCCGCTGGCGCGACTTCGCCCTGGTGGATGCGGTCTGGACCATCCCCGCCGACGTGACCAAGACGCGGACCGAGCACCAGTTGCCGCTCACCGATCAGGTGCTGTCGTTGTTGCGTGCCCATCGAGCGCATCAGCAGGCGCGCGGCGTCGACTCGGTGTTCCTGTTCCCCGGCGCGCGCGGCCAGTCGATCTCCGCGAACCAGGCGACGCTGATTTTCAGTGACCTGAGTGCCGGCGACTGGACCAGCCACGACCTGCGCAAGCTGGCGCGTACCTGCTGGACGGAGATCGGCATCGACCACCTGATCGGGGAAATGCTGCTGAACCACGTCCTGCGCGGGGTGCTAGCGGCGTACATCCAGACCCAGGCGCGGGAGCGCAAGCGCGAGGCCCTGGAACGCTGGCATGCGCACCTTGATCGGCACGGCTTCGCTGCGATTCACGGTGAGACAGAGCCGGGATGCGCTGCGCAACAAAACACCGGGAATAGCCGCGATACGGCGGCTGAAAGCACTTTTCAGGTTCTCTAAAGATGGAGGAACCAATGAGCAATGTACAAGCGATGGCACCTCGCAAGGCGATGACGCGGGTGGAGCGCGAGTTCCTCAAGCTGGCGGGTCGAGAACTGGCCCAAGCGAAGATCGGAGGCGCCTCCGCCCTGGCTGCCCTGGTGGTCATGATCGCCAACTGGCACGGTGATCGCGGCGCGCTGGGGTTTCACGACTATGGCCGGCTCTGGCTGCAGGACGGCAATGCGAAGGGCGCCGCTGCGGAAACGCTGCTGCGTGATCTGTTCGGCCTGAACGGCACGCCGAAGGGGGCTGCATGACTGGGATCTACCGCGACGTGATGCCGGCGATCGTTCGCGTCCTGGCGGCCGATGCCATCGACAACACGGCGAAGCAGAGCTGGCAGAGGCTTATTGACCGAAAGGTCGACGGCGGCTTTCGGGCTCTGCTTTCTGCCCAGGACCAGTTCGAGTTCGATTGCATCCTGCACGCCCTACTGCACCGGGAGCTTTCGCCGGCCGAGTGGGACGTGCTGCACGCTCGCTACTCGACGCACTTTGATCGGCGTGGGCAGGCCATCGAGCGACTGGCGAGCAGGGTGCATTCGCCTGCGCCTTCTCGGTTTCTGGAGCGTGCTGTAGCGACCTGGGCTATCCCGATGATGAAGGGCAAGGACGGAAAGCGATCAACCGCTATCCCGATGCTCCCCAAGAAGTGGTACGACATGAACAACTGGGATGAGGACGCGCGACCGGACTCAACTCGAAACCGCTGGCGCAGGGATATTCGGAAACAGCTTGATCGTTTCGAGGAAGAGGCGTTGGTGCATGTAACCGAGATCCTTGACCGCGAGAAGTTGCTCGATGCGGCTTGACGAATGTAATCGACTGAGCGTAACGTAACCACATCTGTTGATACGTGCGCGCTAAGCTAGATCGACTCCGAAACCCGGCCCTGGTGCCGGGTTTTTTATTGCGCCGCCGGGTTTTGCGCGGCATCATCAGTCCCCCGTCTAACTCGATGCTTTCCTTCCTTGGCTTTCAGCGAGATGGACGGGAAGCCCGGTTGCCCCCGCTCCGGGCTTTTTCATTTGAAGGTCGAAACTCGGTAGACGGCAGTCTCGCCTGCCACATCGGGCTGTAAGCAAAGTGACGGGTTACCGACCCGCAAGGCCTTCAGCCTTTGCGATATCCAATCAATGCAGGTGGAGCGCAGGATGCGCACGGGGTAGTGGCCCCTATCCACCTGCACCTATTTCAGAGCCCAGCCTTCGAGCTGGGCTTTTTCGTTTCTGCAGGTGGCGCATTGCGCTGCGGGGCGCGCGGCCCCCTTGAAAGGCCGTACCTGCACCCATTCCCGGCCCAGCCCTTGCGCTGGGCTTTTTTTATTTCTGGAGGCAGGAAATGACTCAGAGCTATATCGGCACCAAGCAGATCCTGGCGTGGGAGCAAGACAGAGACGGACAGCCGGGCTATGCGGTGAAATATGCCGAT